GAACACCAACGAGACCATTGTAGTTAACGGTCTTATGGTCATCTCCTGTTTGTACAAGTTGTGGCAGATGCTCTTCAATCTGTTGAGCGATGACACCGCAGGTTTCAGCTCCACTTGACTTCCAAGTGAAGTGAACGCCTTCCAGTTTTCCAACAAGCTCGGATGCATTTTCAATTGGGCGGATGTTATCCTTCAGGTTTCTATCCGAAGTTGAGTTAAAGTCGGTTGCAGTTACAATTCCAGTACAAACAAGAGCATTCAGGAAAAGACCTGATGAATGTAAGTTGTTTGTTCCAGCAAACACACCATTTGTATGGTGGAGTGAAACTCCAGTTCCTACATTAACTTGGTTTTCACTTCCATTAAGTACAATCGAACTTGAACCAACAGTAAGAATACCAGTGATCCTAGTATTACCTTCAACAATCAGTGATGTGGAAAGGCCGGCATAATTGCCAGTGATCTTAAGTCCACCTTGAGCATTCATGTCACCAGTGAATGTCGAAACACCAGCCTGACTGATTAACAGTGAATTGAAGGTGTTTGGAGCATAACCCAGAGCAGTCTCAAGAGTTGCAACGGTTGTTGCGTCAACAGAGTTGATACCAACCAGAGAAGAAGAGTTAACCCACTCAGAACCGTTATACTGAAGAAGTTGACCGTTCGAAGAGGATGTTAAAGTAACATCTGAAAGGTCATTCAGAGAGTTGATTGCACCACCATAAGTTGCGGTGTTATATGCATAGAATTCAACAATATCACCAGCAAAAGCAGCTTCAGTCAGAGTAACTCCAGTTCCATTTGTTGCGGTAAAATCACTAGGAGCGAGTTTAACACCATTAACATAGATATCAAGATATCCAACAGTGTAGGTTACTGTAAATGAAGTTTGACCACCGGTTGCTGTTTGAACTGAAGTTGTTCTCAGATTTGGAAGAACACTTCCAATCGTTCCCCAAGAAACACCGGATCCAACATTAGTCAGAACGTAACCAGAAGTTCCTGTGGTATTATTAACATCGGTAATGGTTCCATTAATATCAATATTGTTAAATGTTGAAATGCCAGTGGTTGCATTTACATTTCCAGTCAGATTACCTGATACATTACCTGTTACATTGCCTGTGAGCGCACCAACAAAACCACCAGAAGAAGTGGTAACACCTGTTACATTGATACCAGTTGAATTAGCTCTTACATTACCACCACCTGCTAATAAAGTACCAGTTGTAGTAACTCCACTGTTATTCAAGTTAGTTGAGTTAACTGTAGTATAAGTTGCATTAGTACCACTTAAGGTTGTAACAACACCAGTAACAATATTACCAGTTGCAATGTTTGCAGTTGTTAAGTTACCAGTGGTGTAGGTAGCAGTTGTACCCGATAATGTAGTAACAACACCAGTAACAATGTTACCAGTTGCAATGTTTGCAGTTGTTAAATTGCCAGTGGTGTAGGTAGCAGTTGTACCCGATAATGTAGTAACAACACCAGTAACAATATTACCAGTGGTTGCGTTCAGAGTTCCTAAGTTACCAGTTGTATATGTAGCAGTTGTACCTGATAATGTTGCAATTGTTGCAATACCAGAAGCATTAATATTTGTAATAGTTAAAGAATTTCCACTCAGAACTTCTGTACCATTAATTTCATAAGCCTTGCCAGAAGCAAGGTTAAAATTCTCACTTGATTTTAATGCAGAATTGGTATTATCCCAAGTAATAGTCTTACGAATATTAGCGGAACCAATTCCAATTCCAGCACCATCAAGAAGTGAATTTGAAGACGCTGTAGTAGCAACACCAACAACAAAATCTGCCAGTTCAATAGTAGATGAATTGACGATAAACTGAGTACCATCAACAAAAAGATCACCCTTAACTCTTACTGAACCAGTGTTGTCACCAACACCTGCTGGGTCAATTGTAATTTCTGATGGACCAGAAATTGTGTTGCTTGTAATACGAATTGCAGATCCAGAAGCACCTGTATGGAATGCTGTTGCAGTTACAACACCACTGTTATTAATATTGGTAGAATTGAGAGTCGTATAAGTTGCATTAGTACCACTTAAGGTTGTAACAACACCAGTAACAATGTTACCAGTTGCAATGTTTGCAGTTGTTAAGTTACCAGTGGTATAAGTTGCGGTTGTACCACTCAGAGTGGTAACAACACCAGTAACAATGTTACCAGTGGTCGCGTTCAGAGTTCCTAAGTTACCAGTAGTACCAGTAATATTTCCTTTGAATTCTGTAGCAGTAACAACACCAGAGGCAACAACACTAGTTAATGAAATATTGGGATCAAGATCAATTGTAACCGTATTAGAAGCAGCTGAAGATGTCAGGTTTGTACCACCAGAAACTGTTAAAGTTTCTGTCAGAAGATTGATAGTCTCACTTCCAGAATCACCAGCAACAGTCATTCCAGTGGAAACGTTTACGGTTCCTGCAGCGGTCAGACGACCTTTTGCATCAACAGTAAATGTTGGGATCGCTGAAGCTGAACCATAAGAACCTGGAGTTACCGCAGTATTTACAAGATCAACTGTAATTGTGTTAGAAGCAGCAGATGTGGAAACACTACCAGCAGCACCAACGATTGACAGAGTTTCTGTCAGAAGATTAATATTTTCTGAACCAGAGTTTCCTGCAACTGTTAAAGCAGTTCCAACTGAAGCTGTACCTACAGAAGTTAAACGACCTCTTGAGTCAACGGTGATTGTAGGAATTGCTGTTGTTGAACCATAAGAACCTGCAACAACACCAGTTGTTGTAAGACCAATAGTAACAGCAGCAGTTTCTGAACCAGAGTTGTTAACAACAATATCAGATGAACCAGAATCTGCAACGGTAGCAACATAGTTACCAGTGGTATCAGAACCAAGTGCAACAGAGTTTGGTTGGATTGTAGCAGCGATAGAAACGTTCCCAGTACCATCAAAAGAAACTGCAGCAGAAGCTACGTCACCAGTAAGTTGGAAAGTTCTAGCGGTTTGTAAAGCAGTTGCTGTACTTGAGTTACCTGTTAAGTTACCAACAAAACCACTGGTTGAGGTAGTGACACCAGTTACAACTACACCAGAAGCATTGGTATCAAATGCAGCAGCATTAACTTCGCCAGTTAAGTTGCCAGTTACATTACCAGTTACGTTACCTGTTAAAGGACCACTGAATGAAGTAGCGGTAGCAACACCAGTTACAACTACACCAGAAGCATTGGTATCAAATGCAGCAGCATTAACTTCGCCAGTTAAGTTGCCAGTTACGTTACCTGTAACGTTACCAGTTAAGTTTCCGGAGAAACCACTCGTAGCAGTTACAACACCAGAAGCATTAACATTAGTAATAGTGAGTGAAGTTGCACTCAGAACATCAGTTCCATTAATCTTGTATGTTTTTCCTGAAGCAAGATTGAAATTCTCACTTGACTTCAGAGCTGTATTAGCATTATCATAAGTTAAAGTATTGTTTGGTCCGATTTTAATACCTGCTCCATCGGCAAGCGCATCGGTTGTTGCTGTAGAAGCAATACCTACAATAAAGTCAGCAAGTTCAATTGTTGTCGAATTGATAACAGTTTGAACACCATCAACAAACAGGTCACCTTTGATTCTTACAGCACCAGTATTATCACCAACACCTGCAGGGTCAATGATGATTTCTGCAGGACCAGAAATTGTGCTTGTGTTAATTCCAATCGCCTGGCCAGATGCACCAGTTACAAACTGAGCAGCGGTAATGATTCCAGATGCCTTGACACTGGTGAGATCAATCGAAGGATCAAGGTTAACTGTAACAGCGTTTCCTGATGCTGAAGAGTTTAAGTTTGTACCACCAGCAATTGTCAGAGTTTCTGACAAAAGATTGATGTTTTCAGAACCAGAATCGCCAGCAACAGTCAGAGCAGTGCCAACAGAAGCTGTTCCTGCTGCGGTCAGACGACCCTTAGCATCAACAGTGAATGTTGGGATCTGAGTTGAAGAACCGTAAGAACCTGGTGTAACAGCAGTGTTTACCAGGTCAACTGTAATTGTGTTTGATGCAGCTGATGTAGCGACGCTACCTGCAGCACCAACAACTGACAGAGTTTCTGTTAAAAGGTTAATGTTCTCAGAACCAGAGTTGCCAGCAACTGTGAGTGCAGTACCAACTGCGGCTGTACCAGCAGCAGTTAAACGACCCTTGGAATCGACAGTGAATGTTGGGATCTGAGTCGAAGAACCATAAGAACCAGCAGTAACTGCAGTGTTTGCTAAAGTAACTGCTAAACCAACGTTTGCTGAACCGTTAAATGATACAGCAGCAGAAGTTGCATCACCAGTAACTTGGAAGTTTCTTGCGGTCTGTAATGTTGTTGCTGAACTTGCATTACCGGTTACATCACCAGTTACAGGACCACTGAATCCAGCAGCAGTAACGATACCAGTAATTCTTGCATCACCAACAACTACGAATTTTGAGTCTGGGGTTGCTGTACCAATACCGACCTTTGTTGAAGCTGAGTTGGAAGTAATTCCAATATATCTCGAACCTGCGTCCAGCTCCAAGAATGACGCAAATTGAGACAGTTCTCTATTGAATGCCATTTTCTCCTACTAGAAAGGGATGGGGTTTTTTTAGATCTAAAAAGCCATCCTCATGCCCGAAGACACTAGGCTATGCAATTATTTAGAAACTACTTAATGAAGCCCTCTTCCAACTGTTTGGAGCAATACAAACATAAATATGTGATGCATCGTAGGATATTTGTCCAGGTAGTCCAGTCGATGATGATGTTGTTGGTGGGTTGTGTAAAACGTTTGGAGATACTCCTGTTGATGGTGTATTATATGCATGAAAATCTACTACTTCTCCACCATAGGTAGATTCATTAAAAATTACCGATGTACCATTAGATGCAGTAAAGTCTGAAGGTGCTAACTTTACTCCATTCACATATACATCTAAAAACCCAACAGTATAATTTAAAGTAAAAGTATTAGTTCCTGCAATAGCGACTGTTGAAGAAGTATTTCTTAAAACACTAGCGGATGCCCAAGTAACTCCAACACCAGTGGATTGCAAATATTGACCATTTTGGCCCGTTGAAGAAGCAGCACTTACAGTTCCAGTAACAACAAAATTTTGAACTGTAAGCGTAGATCCAACGGATACATTATTTGCATAAGAAATCGAAGTGCCACCGTAGTTCTCCTTCCAAGGAGTAAGCGATGCTACGGTTGTTGCAATTCCAACTCCGCCAGTATCAACCTGAGCGAATAGTTGTCCATCATACGTGTTTAAACCAAGTTCGCCCAGAGGCAATTGGTCCGTTGTCGGTCTTTTGCCGGGTACGGCTGACCTTTTAATTTTGATATTCGGATTTGCCATCAGGTCAAATTAACATTGTTGGTATATACCGTAAAACTCGATATATATCGAGTTATTAGTCAGCATTAAGAATATTTATTTAAGTTCTAATATGTCGTTTCTGAATTGTTATCAGATTTTAACTCATATTGTTTTAACTTTTCTTCCAACTCAACTATTTTTGCAAGTGCTTGTTCTAACTTAGTTTCTGCAACAACGAGTTGTGTAAATAAATCCATTACTTTTTTCTGGTAAGTATTCAATAGATACTTCAAATCAGTTTCAGATGCCATAATTTAAAATCAGAATGAGCCTCCATCAATGGTTATATTGATCAGATTTCTAGTTGATCCAGTACAAGAAATGACCTGAGTTTGTCCTGCACAGTCATTTAGATAAAGTGATCCAATTTCCAATGCTGCGTATCCAGAAGGAGTTAAAACGCCAGAAGATTCTGATACAGCAGAAGCAAGAACAATTCTTGCTGCACTATCATCCCAATAAACTGCAGCTTTTTTAGCAGTTCCATCATAATAATTTAAAAGTAATCCAAGATCTATGTCAAGATCTGTGGTTGGTGCTGAAGCATCTACTAATCCAACTTCAATTAAAGCATCTTCAACTGTTAATGTTTGAGTATTAACTTGAGTTGTTGATCCATTAACAAAAAGGTTTCCACCAATAGTAAGGTTGCCGCTAATATTACCAGTCGCGGCACTTAATGTATTTGTTGTAACAATACCAGAAAATACTGAGTTCTTCCATCTCTTGGAACTGTTTCCAAGTTCATAAGTATCATCACTTGTTGGAATTAAGTTGGATGCAAACTCACCACCAACAACAACATTATCACCCTCAGTATCACCAAGTCCAATCGTACCTCCACGGAAGGTTACGACTCCAACAAATTCTGAATATCCTTGTACGTTTAAATTTTCACCAACTGTAAGATTTTTATTAATCCCAAGACCGCCATCGATTTGAACTGCACCACTATCAGCATTTCCAAGTTGGTTATTTGTTGTATCAGTAAATGATGCAATGCCAGTAAAAACAGGACTTGCAGAACCGCTAGCCCAAGTTAAATTTCCACTGCCATCATTTGTTAAAACACTACTTGCGTTTCCTTGAGCTCCTGGAAAGTAATAAGTTACGATTCCAGCAAGAGAAGCAGGAGATGCAAGTGTGATAAAACTTGTACCATTATCAGTTCCTTCTACAAGATTAACGCCGCTACCTGTTGTAGAAGTATTTTTAGTCCAATATCTATGAGAACCTACAAATTTATTTGTTGCTGTTGAAGATGTTAATCCAACATACAAGTCATAACTATCAGTTGTAAATCCTGGTTCACCTGCTTGCAACCCAGGAAGATTTGTAAATAATCCTCTTTTAAACTGAATAACTGGTGCAGGCATTTGTCCAAATTATCTTTTACTTATTATATTTAGTTTTAGAAAGTTCCTGCATCTACATCGATTCTATCATCAAGATCAATATCCATTCTATCAAGGAATGCTGTTGCATAACCTACCAATCCTGGTTGTTGTGGTTCTGTAGCAGCTGCATTTAGAACTTGATCTGGATTTACAAGTTTATATTTTTGATCTCCTGCGTCATAAACTAAAACATACTGATCTTTTGTTGCAAGATCAGAAACTGAAACATCATTGAGATCTGAAAGTTTGTCTGCCACAACTACCTTCTCTACAGAAACTGTATATGCTTTGGGGCCTAAGTTTTTTGAAGAAACGGCAAAAGCATTAAACCCATTACTTTCTAAACTAACGTTGTATTCTGGCATAACCGGTTAGTTCATTTAAAATTATTTATGTGGATACTGATGGAGTAACTAGAGCCATTCCTTCAATTACCCTTGTTTTTTTGGATGTTGAATTATTTGTCAATACAATATCATAATAATATCTACCAGGATCTAAAGCATTTGTCACAGTATTTCCCATTGATATTGTTACTTTTCCTGTGGCAACAATTAAAGATGCAGAAAATGAATATGATGTTGTAGATGCAGGAAATTTCTTCAATTTTGCAACAGCACTTTGATTGTTTAAATCATATGCTGTACCATCTGCATTGGTGATTGTAAAAGTTGATGCATGATCAGCACCTTTTTCTATTGTAATATTTACTGCTGGAACTGCCATGACATTTTTTTAATTATTTATCTGGAGTGTTTAATCCATCTTTTAACAATTTAGAGAGTTCTGCTGTAGAACCCACAAATAATGCATTAGTAACATTTGTAGGCCCACGAACTTGCTTAGTCTCTTCAATATCTTTTAATTTTTTCTGAAGATCCATTAACTTATCTGTGGCATCAGAAACATTTTTAATTAATTGACCAGCAACTTCATATGCCCTTGGCATTTCACTTTCTGCTGCAAGTTCAAGAATACCATTGATTGCTTCTTGCCCCTTTTCAATAATTGAATACAAGTTTCCTCGTGTATACTCGTAGTCTTTTTTAATATCTTCTGCTGAGGAAGATATAGACTCAACCTTTGATTCTATAATTTCCGATTTTGATTCGACAATTTCATTCGAAACATCAAAGGTCTCATTCAGTTTGTCAAATTTTTTTGTCATCTTCATGATCCACTAAATCCAAAATCATCGCCAATATTGATCAGAGCATCGTCTGCTGCTGTTATTTTCTTAACAGCCGTTCCACCAACATGAGGTGCAATAAGCGTGTTGTCAGATCCTCTTGTTACTTTAAGAGTGTTGCCAGTTTTTGATTCAACATACATCTCTTCGCTATCAAGAACGATATATGTTTGTGCTGGTATATTTGATGCATCTGCAACTTCAATAAAAATGGTAGTATCTAATGCATCAATATCTCCGACAAGAGTTGTAGTTACAGTTCCTGTGTAGTTTTTGATAGCCCTTGGTTCTACACTGTAAGAAAGATCTCTTGATGGACTTGATGTTTGATCTCCACCAATATAACCAATAGTAACCTTTTTGACAATATCTTTTGATACATCTGCAATTGGTCCAAAAAGATATGTCTTTGCAGTAAATCTGAGTATATAGATTAAAGATCTTCTTGTCTCAAAATTTCCTTCATAATCATCCTCCATTGTAATACCTTCAAACACCACAGGAATATCTCTTTTCTCTCCAATAGTTCTTACTAAATCAACAGATAAAGTATATGCTGGCTGAAAATATGGTAATATCTGCTCTATAATTTGTAGCATATCATCATTCAGTTTTGAATAGATTGCCAACTCAAAACGCATATTATATGGAACTGGCATATAAGCTTTTCTAGGTTTTGTTCCATCAGAATCAAGACCCGATACAAATGATTGTGTTGTTGTAACTTTTCTTGAAGGGTCGTAAGTTAATCCAGTAAACTCAAAAGACATTCTTGGGAGAGAAATCTGAACGGGTTTATTCAGATTTGGAACTTGCTCAAGTCTTGCCAAGAATTTTTGTGTTGGACCATAGGCTAAAGGAACTTTGATAACACTAGTAGTGTTATCGGAATCATCAGTATGTTTAATTGAAATATCATTAAAGAGTGATCCAAACGCTACAATGGTACTCCTCAATATTTCGTGATAAAAATATTCAAACATGTTAGCAATTCCTTATATAATCTATTTAACAAAAAGATAATCTATCTATGGTGTCCCAAAAGGATTTTTTTCAGAAAAATCAATTATAGAATCTGCCTCAGACTCAATATTATCATTATCTGCATATTTATCTTTAATATCATCTGTTGTATAGGCTCTTAATTTATATGACGCTGAAGATCCCGCTCCAGTTATAACATCACCATCTACAAAATTACCATCAATTTTGTAGACATCAAGTTGATATGTTGAGGCATTCCATGACCTTACAATTGCGGTTGTACCACTGATACTTCCAGTAACTGTTTCATTATGAATAAATGTTCCTATACCAGATGAAGTTGGTGTAGAAATAGTAATTGTTGGGGCAACAGTATATCCTGCACCCGCATTGGTAATTCTAATCGAAGTGACAATACCTGCAGTGCTAATATATGCTCTAGCAGTTGCGTTAATGCCACCAGCAGGAGCTGCAGGAATAGTTACAATTGGTGTAGTTGCATAACCGCCGCCGCCATTTGTAACAGTTATTACTCCTACAACACCATTTCCAATAGTTGCTGTTGCAGCTGCTCCAGCGCCGCCACCGCCTACAAACACAACTCCCGGTGCAACTGTATATCCATAACCTGGATTTACTAATTCAACTCCTTGTATTTTAGTTGATTGTGTACCATTACAATCAACAATATTATCAATAAATGTTACAATTCCAACTGCAGTCAATCCTCCCGCAGGAGCTGATGAAATTGCAACTTGAGGAAGTGAAGTATACCCATATCCCCTGTTTGTAACTGTGATTAATCTTACAGCACCATTCAATATTCCAGTAACTGCAGTTGCTGTTGTTCCTATGCCAACCAACTGAAGTGTTTGAGTATATCCACCACCAGTAATCATAGTGTCATCAATAGCATCCACACCAGTGTTAAGTTCTTCATCTTCATATCTGAAGAGTTCACATTTTAATTCATAGGTATATGTTTTTTGAAGTTGGTAAAATGGTTGTTCATGCTCAACAAACTTAATTTCAAATAATCTATCTCCAAGAGGAAAGTATATTAAATCTCCTTCTTTTGGTCTACTTATAAGTTCGATATTAGTTAATTGTTCGGCTAAAGGTGTAATATAAGTTTCAAATCTTTCTCTTGATATTGTAACCGTCAAATCAGTCATTGGTTGAATACCAAATTTTGAAAGTATCGTTCCTTGTCCCTCATATCCATCATAAGTATTTACATACGCTTCAATTGGATATGCATTATTAAAAGTAGATTCAATGACTTCTCTTATTACAGTTTTCTTGGTTACAAATTTTCTTGGAATATAATAAATTTCAACACCATACATTTTGATCTGTTCGTTAATCAAATCTTGAATTAACGACTGCTCAGTTTTGGATCCTTGAAGAAAGAAAGGATTTAATGCCATGTTTTTATCCTATCATGTCTAATGGAGGTAACTCATAAGTATTAGACATCTTCTCCATAATTGCATCTATTTCTTTTTGTGCATCATCATACATCTGCCTTCCATTTAATTCGACACCTCCAGGAAGTTTGACGCCAGTAAATTTCATCATATTTTGCCCCCATTGACGTTTGATGAGAGCTGTCAGATATGGTTTCAGGAACGAATCATTCCAAACTCTAGAATACTCACTTGGATCTAAAAGACGATAGCAATCAATAATCAAATACTGACCTACACTTACACTACTCCAGTCAATATCTAAGTAAAGTCTATCTTGTCTTTTATTAAATCTAATTTGTTTATCTGTATTCAGTAAGAAATCAATATCTTCGAGATATGTTTTTACCATTGCATATGTTAAAAGTTCTACCGAACCCCAATAGTAAATATCATTCAAGAAGAGTTGATATTTAATACTGAACATATTATGGGTGATGGTATTTGCTCCATCAAATTTGAAAATTTTATTGACTCCAATTACAGAAGGATGAACGGGAAGATAATTTCCATTTTCTTCAAATTGAAATGATGTACTATTACCCAGGTTTTGAGATACTGTTGTGGTAGTTACTCCTACGCCGCCTGTTCTAGCTCTACCACGATCAATATCATCC